GTTGTAAAAATATTTTATTAAAAATAATATATAATACTCAGGAATATGCCAATTACCACAATGCTATTTCAAAGAATTATCAATCTCTAAGTATAGAAAATCAACCATCTATTCTTTCATTAGAAGAAATAGAATGGGTCACAGACCAAAATTCTGAACTTTTAAACAATAATAAGTTGAACCAAGAAGAAATAAGTTTAATCGGTGATAGCGATGTTTAAAAAAGATTTATTACTATCTGGCGACCATGATTTAGCAATTATAGACTTTGATCTTCAGTTAACAACTGACCAGCAAGCTGTTGCCCAGAGGGTAAAACAAGCTCTGTTACTATTTAAAGGAGAGTGGTTTTTAGATCGGGATTTAGGCGTACCTTATTATGAAGATATATTAGGTACTAAGAATTCAATTGATACTGTTCGTGCTATCTTTGTAAACACCATTAGAGCAGTTGATGGAGTAAAAGATTTAACAGAATTTAACATAGAGTTTAATGACGCTACTAGAACTCTTAGTATTAAACTAACTATTATTGATGATTTAAGTAATGAGATAAATATTGAATTATGAGCAAACAATACGGGCTAACTCCAGAAGGATACAAGACTAAGCCCTTTGATATTATGGTTAAGGAAGTAGAGGAGGCTTTGACTTCTTCACTTGGGAGCATTAATCTAACTCCACCATCGGTATTCTCTGTTTTAATAAATACCTTTTTAATCGAGGTTGCTAAAATTGATTTAAAGGGTGAAGAAATATATAATGCTGGTTACCCAAATACGGCAACTGGATATAGTTTAGACGGTATTGCTGACTATAATGGTATAAAGAGACTATCCGCTACTAATTCAACTGTTACAGCTCAAGTAAGTGCGATTAACTACACTACTATTCCTATCGGTAGTGAAGTTTTGATAGAAAACACAAATAATATTCTGTTATTTCCTCAAACTATTACAGTAAATAATGAGCGATGCAATTCTATAGTACTTGAAGTTATCGATAATACGCTTGCTGAATATAAAGTAATAATAAACAACGTTGAATATACATACGAAAAACCAGATTTAGCATTTACCTCTGATATTGCGGAAGGATTGAAATTATTAATTGCCGCAAATACTAGTCTGATTGTTACTAGAGTAGAATCAATACTTAACGTTAGTTCAGTTGATTACTTATCTTTATTTACTTGTTTTGCTACAGAAGAAATAGCAATTAATAGCTGTACCACTAATGTAGATTTAATTGCAAAAGAAGCTGGAGCAATAGCCATCCCAGAGAAAAGTGTAACTACTATTCAGACACCTATATCTGGTTGGATATCAGTCAATAACTTAACAGCTGGTTTAACTGGTCGTGATTTAGAAACTGACATTGAACTCAGGACAAGGAGAATAAAATCAATAAAATTCTCTGGTAGCGGAACTGTGGAAGCCATGAAAGCTAGATTATTAAACATAACTGGCGTAACCTCAGTAAAGATATTGGAGAATGTTACTGAAGTCACCGATGTAAACGGGTTACCTCCCAAAAGTTTTGAAGCTTTAGTTTTAGGTGGAACAGACTTACAAATTGCTAAGATGATCTGGTTAGCGAAACCTGCTGGCATAAAGACTTATGGAAACACGGAAATAACTGTACTTGATTCAGAAGGTAAGAACCAAGTTGTGTATTTTTCTAGGTCAATAAAGGTCTATGTTTTTGCGCGGGTAATCATTACAAAAAATAGTGATTTTATTCCTGATTCTATTCCCGCTATAAAGCAAAATATCGTCAATCAAATATTAAAGGTTGGTTTGGGAGAGCCAGTAATATATCAATCTCTCTTTGCAGGGGTTTATGCCGTTGACGGTATCACTAACGCGCTAATTACAATAGGGGGAACTCTTGTGGAAACTGATATCCCTGCTCTTGCAGCTGCAAACATTATAGTCTTGCCGTCTCAAATAGTAACGACCGACATTAATAAAATCACGATTGAGGTATTATGAGTGTAGAGCCGCTCCCAAAACCCGAAGATCATTTACAAGCAATTCTTAGCTATGATTTAGAGCAATACAAAGAAAGTAAGGCTTTATCATTCTTAGTGAAAGCTCTTATATCTCAATTGCAACGCACAGAAGATGCTTTTTTAGATTTACAATTAAAGAGATTTATTCCAACAGCATTCGGCTACACATTAGATCTTATGGGGAGTATCGTTGGAGAATTGCGTAACTTTAAAAATGATAACGATTACCGTACTGCTATTTTGGTAAGAGCGTTGATAAATAACGGTGGCGGTACTCCTGAGGATATCATCTCTGCAATTAGAATACTTTACGCCCCAAGAAAAATAGAATATAGCGAGAATACCTCAGCTAATTTTTCTCTATTCATACAATCACGCACTATTATTCCGCCAGAAGTTGACCTAGGTTTATTTAATATCAGAAGTTTAATAAATTCAATAAAACCAATGGGCGTGGGTGACTTTATTGTAGTAGCTAGTAGCGCAGACAATCTATTTAGATTCAGTGATTCTACTAGCGAATTATTGAATTTTTTAGTAAACTCTCCACCTGAACAAAACCTTGATATCAACGAAACTACTGGGGTGTTACCGTTATTAGTTGAAGCAGATACAATATCATCTTCTGCTGGAAGTTTTGGATTTGGAGAGTTTATATTAGCATCGTCAATAGTAATTGGCGGCGGAACTTTAGCAGAGGTTATCAATTATGCCTGAACCAGTAAAGCCAGTATTCCCTGCATGGGCAAGGTTAACAGTGGAGAATCCCACTAATAAAGAACTCAATGTATATGAACCTAGTGAGCAAAAAAAAGATTTGGGCTGGGATTTAAATGAAGTTCCTCCGCGGCAGCATTTTAATTGGTTAGGTCGTCAAACTAATCTTGCTCTTGAATATCATGATTATCATTTAAATCGTCCTAAGATTTATACTATTGCTACATTACCGCTAGCTGCTGACAATATTGCTCGGATACTATTTGTGAGTGATTCTGGCGGAGGTATTTTGGCTTATAGTAACGGTACGGTATGGAAAAATATAACAACTGGAAACGTGGTATCATAAATGAGCGGCAAACAAATTACTGAATTAGAAAGTACCAATGTATTTGCAGAAGGAGACCTTTTGCTCACGAGGAAAACAACTAGCGGCACAGATAAGAAAATTAACTATACTGATCTTGTAGAAAGTATCGGTAATCCCGCAATAGATGGTTTTGTAGCGATTGTAGACCCTTTGGATTCTAATACGGTAATATTAACCCCCGCAAACGGAGCAAAAATACCTCGTTACTTTGTTGGCATGAAAATATCTTTTGTTTCTCCTATTACAAGTACTGGGAATGTAAAAATAAAAGTAGGTAGTTTGACGGCTAAAGATTTTGTCCAGTATCAAACCACTGTGACAGTTGGATTGCAAGTAAATGATTACGTAGAAGGAGTGTTTATTACTGATAAATTTCATAGAGTTAATGATCTTCGCTCTGTAGCTAATATTTATTCTAATGAATATAATGTAATATTAACAACAATAGATCCTAGCAACCAATTTACTACCCTAAATTTAGTTTCTTCTATAGGTATCCCAAAACAATCTTATTACGATGGAATGGCTATCTCTTTTATTACTCCTGAGAATACCAAGGGGGTTACTCTAATACATATAGACGGTATAGCTGGGACAAAGACTATTTTTGAACCAGATCCAGAAGATTTTATCAGCCTACCGCTTTATGCTAATCAAATTGTTCGTGCAATATATAAAACCGCACAAGGAGGGTTTATAAAAGATAGGTTTGAGGTTCAAGACCCAACCATCGTGGCAGTAAATATTACGCAAGACCCTACCGAGGAAGAAATAGAAAACGGCGAGATGCCTCCTCTAATTATACCGCCTCAGAATTCTTTGGAATATAGCGTAGACAGCGTTTCTACTGGTATCAATTCTTTTTCTACTTTAAAAGAATGCATAGAAAAAATACTGTCTAATTTTCCGAGTGGTGCTGAAAGCGGGGTAAAAGTAACAATTACTATTAATAAAATATTAGATGCTAGTAGCACTTTATTTACGGTAGATCGAGATTTGAGCTGGATAACATTGCGTTCTGTTAATCAGAGTATTGTTATTAATAAAGGTGGAACAAAAGGTTATATTTTTACTCAAACAAGCGGTAGATTTTTTAATTTTGAAAAAGATACTATACTTACAATTACTAATGTTGTGTTAACTGAATTTGCCACCTTAGCCCATATCCAAAGTGGAAATCTAATATTAAATGGTCTTACTATTATTGGAGATAATTTAACATATTGTTTTAGCATGTCTCCAGCTGTAAAAATGGAGTTAACTAATTGTCATTTAAAAAATATGCGCCAACCTATATATTCTGTTGGGGCTTCAATTACTCTTACTGGTTGTACATTAAAAAATTGGATCTTACATGCTTTATTAGTTGCACCATCAGCTAATGTGATTGTTAATTTAACTAATTGCGATCTACGTCAGAATCAAAATAGCAGCATAGAGGACATTATAACAATTACTAATACTTATTATACTAAACTTACTATTAATCAAATCAATACAAAAGCTAGATTTGGACAAAATGGCATAGAAATACAACCTAATAGTACTACTTCTCTTTTGGAGTACAATGTATCAGGCGGTCAGAATTAGTCTTGGTTGTTTAGCTTGCACTCCTTGACTTGAGTTAGTTTTTTTTGTAGAATGTTATCACGAGTGCTTTGTAACACTGTCGCTAGGGGTCACCACGCCAAACCCACTATATATGTTGGGAGTCTGTTGCTATACAATAATGCTTGCATAAAAGCAATAGGCGTACCCCTAGTACGTTACAAAACTCCCAACACCAAGTATATAGAGCGTATGAGATTCATTAAGTTTGCCATAGTTTTCCTTTTTCTTATTGTTGCGTATTTGGCTCATATATTGTCAAAACTAGATGCAAATCACGTACATGAGATTGGCTTAACTTTTATTGCAATAGGTTCAATGTTAGCTGGAGGAGTAAGCCTTCTAGGCTCTTTAAAAGAAGACAAAAGTGATATTATTGAAAGCAATGATGATGCTTCGATTTAATATCTTAGCGTGTATTTCCTTATTCTTGTTAGCTAATAGTCTGCGCATTACTCATTTTTAAATATAGTCCACACTTTTTTAGCCCCAACGACCCCGAGCGCACTAAAAAAACCAGTTCCGAATATTGAAACGTTTTCTACCCACGCAAGAATTTGTATATTACCATTTTGCACCAAAATAAAACAAAAGGTAAATATTAAGCATAAGAATACAGTTAGGCATATAATCCCAACTATTTTTATATGATTTTCAGACTGAGGGTGACGGTCACCTGATATAGGATTGGAATGCGTAATCTTGTTATTCGTCATAAAATAGACAATCCTAGTCGATCTAACCTAATACTTACTGCGTGCTGAGATACAAAAAATTTGTCTGCTATTTGTTCTACGCCAAGCCCTTGATCTGCAAACATCTTTATCATATTAGCTGGCATTAGCATTTCAGCAGCGATTGTATTAGCTTCCGTTTCGGCAAGAGATAAAACTCCTTCTTGCCTAAAAGAAATACCATAATCCTCAAATCCGTTGCCGCTTCTAAATAGCTGCTCTTCTGAAAAACTACCGCATAACGCCGAAATGTAATGTCCTATTTCGTGAGCAATTGTAAATCTTATTCTTGTCATAGCATGATTTTCATTTACAAATATCTTAAAGGACTTGGTCTCCTCATCTTGATATATAGCTCCACTAAGTTTTGGATCAGTAAATGTGGCACTAAACGTGCTTAAGTCTAGTTTTTTGCATATCTTATCAAGCTGCAATTCATAGCCTTTATAACAATCGTTAGTAAGGATTTCGTCTAACTTTGTTTGTACTTTTGAATCTAGTGTCATAACTAATTTTATAAATTTAGCTTTTATGCTAACTTAGAAATAATGATTTTTCAATTGAAAAATAATGCAAGTATACTTACATTAAACAACGTATTTAGTTACAGTAAGGAATTTATGGTCTATGTGTCTCTATGTATTTAGCGCATATCTATAGAGGACGTACTGCTGCTTAAAGAGATAAAGGTCATTTAACCACTTATTGGTATTAGGGCATTTTGTAACGGCACAAACTTGCGCTAATTCGTCAGCTACTTTGCTACCTGCTATAGGCATTTCGGGCAAATTATACAGAGGAGTATAGTTACAACTCGTTTTTGCGCATCCGCTCAAGATTACCGTCAAAATCAGTAGGCTTTGTATCTTTAGTAATTTCAATAATTTTATTCTGAACATCTATCACCTTTTGTGTCTCATTAAGCCTATTTTCGGCAATTACGTTTTTAGCTTCTAAGTCCTTGTTTTTTTTAAACAAATATAACCCTAAAAACCCTATAATTCCAAGCATTAAAGGCTTTAAATATATTTGAAAAAACTGTATAATAAATAACATAATAACCTACTGAAAAATCTATATGAATATATCACAAAATGGGCTTGAATTCATCAAGAAATATGAGGGTTTTCAAAGTAAACCATATCTTTGTCCAGCTCGTAAACTAACAATAGGTTACGGTCATGTTATATCACCTCATGAACAATTTAATACCGCTATTACCGAGAAGGACGCCGAGAGAATTCTTGCTAGTGATTTGAAAGTTACCGAGACTACTATTGCAAAAGGAGTGATAGTGCCTTTGACTCAGGGGAAATACGATGCTTTGGTAAGCTTAGTATATAACTGGGGTGGTGGTAACTTCCTTAGAAGCCTTGGTTTAAGATGTTTGAATAATAGCGATTATAAAAAAGCTGCTGAAGAGTTTTTTAGCTCCGAGAACGGAGTAGTTACAATTAAAGGTACATTCTCACAAGGCTTGTATAATAGGAGACAAGCAGAGCTAGATATGTGGAATGGTAAAGCATAAATTCAAAGCAATTAGATCAGAGTGCGATGGCTTTAAATTCGCCTCTAAAAAAGAGCGGAAACGCTATCTAGAGCTTAAAATGCTACGTGAAGCTAACGAAGTCTTATTTTTTCAAATGCAATCTCCTTTCCATCTTACAGGAGGCGTAAAGTATGTTTGTGATTTTCAAGTGTATTGGAAAAATGGCGATATAACATTTGAAGATGTTAAAGGAGTAAGAACTCCCATGTATATACTCAAGAAAAAACAAGTAGAACAACTCTACCCAATAACAATAACAGAAATTTAATATGAAATTAGGACAAAATTAGTATGAAGAAATATATTTTAAGCAGTTATTTAATAGTATCAACGGCACTAGCTAGTGAAAATAATAACCTCTACGCCAAGGTTGGCACAGGTTTAAACTAAATTAATCCTATTGCGATTCAGACTAACGATCTCAATGGCAAAATTAAGTTAGCAAATAAGTTTCCCTTGGTTGAGGCTGGTCTTGGTTCTCAATTAACAGACTCGATTCGAACTGAGCTAGTATTCGATCATTATTTCTTGTTTTGCTCAGAAGAGAACTCAAGCAATGCATTTGGCGATGCTTTTAAAGTTAGCTATAAAACGAAAATTAGTGCCTTAATGCTTAATGGATACAAGAATATTATTACCGCTGGTATCTTCACTCCTTTTATTGGGGGTGGAATAGGCGTTAGCTTTTTACATGACAAGGCTACGGGTAGTGGGAAAAATAGTGCAAATGAAGTTTTTGAATTACTTGATCCAGTCTCTAGTCAACAAGTACATAGATTTGTTTATAAACTCACAGCTGGTATTGATATCAAATTGACTGACAATTCTACTCTTGACCTAAGCTACAACTATTTAAACTTAGGCCGTAATAGACCAAGAGTGTTAGAAGGTATGAATAATATGATCGTCAGAGACTATCTGGTTCACAATTTAACTGCTAGCGTTAGATTTAATTTTTAAGGTATTGATATGAAAAAAATGAAATACCACGATGATCCACCTGTAAAACCTCAACCAGAAATCGTTATAAAGGAAGTTATTAGAGAGGTAATCAAGGAAGTACCTGTATATCAACCTCCTCAAATAATAACAAAAGAAGTGATTAAAGAGGTACAGTCTCCACATTTGATTGAAGAAATTAATAGACTCACTCAACGACTAGCTGAGAAGGATGAGATTATTCATCAAATGAACTTTGAAAAAATAGAACTTATATCAAAGTTGAATGTCAGCGAGGTATCAAAAAATTCCTTAATAAACGAGCTAACTGGGTTAAAAGAAGACAAAGCCGATTTGAGAGTAGATAAAATTAAACTTCATGAGGAAATTGCCTTTTTACGTAAATCAGAATTAACTTATAAAGAAAATCTCTTACATAAAACTTTAGAATTAGAACAATTAAATAAAATGTTCAATGAATCT